CGCACATTTGAAAGGTGAAAAATTTGATGTCGTTGTTAAAGGAAGAACGATTAAAGCAGATAGTTTAGGATTATGTCCGATCATAAACAAAGAAAATAAATGTTGGTGGGGGGCAATTGATTTAGACAATTACAAACCTGATTTAAAAGAATTATTTAAAAAATTAAAAAGCATTAACGTACCTTTTATCCCTTTTCGATCGAAAAGTGGAGGAATACATCTTTATATTTTTTTGAAAACTGCTGTTTCTGCTTTGTTGATGCGAGAAAAATTACACTCTATAAAGCATGTGTTTGGTGTAGAGAAGCCAGACAGAATATTTCCAGTTCAAAAATATTTGGATTTAGACAAAGGTTCTGCGGGCAGCTGGATTAACATGCCTTATCATAACTATAAAAACACAGAAAGATATATGATTAAGGAAGATGGTAGCAAAGCGACTTTAGAAGAATTTTTTAAAAAATATGAAGAAAGTTTAATAACTCCAGCGCAATTAAAAAAACTAACTTGTACCTTAGAAAATGACTGGTTTAAAGACGGTTCTCCGTGCTTACAAACTTTAGCTAGTTTTGGAATTGAAGAAGGGGATAGAAGTGAAGTTTTATTGGATATGACTAGGTACTTAAAACTTAGATTTCCGGAAGATTGGGAGAATAAAGTATCTGAGTACAATATAAAATTTTTTAAACCTAACTTACCCTACCAAGAAGTTCAATCAACCATAGCTTCAAGAACTAAAACCGATTATCCATATCGATGTGATGATGATCACTTAAGCAAGTTTTGTAACAAAGGTCAGTGCATACTTAGAAAGTATGGTATTAAATCTACCAAAGGATTAAGAAACACGGCTCTCGGACCTTTATCTTACATAAGATCTACTCCTCTACAATGGTTTTTAGGTTTTGACGGAGAAGAAGTAAAACTTAACTCTAAAGAATTAACTAATCAACAATTAGCAAGAGAAGCTGCAACGGAACAACGAAAAAAAACACCCCCTAAAATGAAACAAACAGATTGGGATGCAGCCATTATAGAACTACAAGAAAGAGCTACAGGCGAAGACGCTCCTGAGGAAAGTAACCCAATGTTTAAATTAAAAGAAATTATGAAAGACTTTTGTTTCAAATCAAGAAGAAGTGAGGATAGAACACAGATTGATAAAAAACCTTTTGTTGATACGAAGAAAAAAATGGTTCATTTTACCTTTGACAATTTATTTATTCATTTAGTGGACGAAAAGAAATGGAAATTTTCAGAAGAGAATACTCACTTGTTTTTGAAAAAAATGGGTGGAGTAACAAGAGAAAAATTACATATTCAAGGAAATGTAAAAAGAAATGTTTATTCTGTTTCCAGTGATAATTTTGAAGACGAAGAACTAGTACCCGAAAAAATAGAGTTTTCAAATGAAAGAAAGGATTTCTTTTGAGAAAAATTGTTCCCGATTTACGTAATTCAACTAAAATTTTTGGTCCCCCCGGAACAGGGAAAACAACCGAGCTATTAAAGATTTTAAAAGAAAAACTAGACTATGGCTACAGTAAAGACCAAATTTGTTTGATAGGTTACGCCAGAGCAACAGCCACTACTCTTCAGATTCGATGCCGAAAAGAGTTTGGCTTTGAAGAAGACGATTTAGGTTCTATAAGAACCCTTCATTCTCTATGTAAAAGAGCTCTACCCAAGGAACTTCAACTAATAACCAATTCAGATGAAAAGTATTTAAATAGGATATTGAACTGGCCAAAATCTGAATGGCTATCTAAAGAGAATTTTGAAAAATTAAAGAGACAAGAAGATGACCCCGAAGAGGATAATGATGAAAAAAAAGAAGAAGAAAGAGAGAGAAGAAAATTCTTAACAAACAAGTTAGATTTAATTGGGAAAGGACTTAACACCTGTAGATATGGAAATTCTTGGTTGTCTATTAAGCATTACTTTCAAGAACTTCAGGAAAATTATCAATATAATAACATACATTTAGATGATCTAGAATTTACCTATAACACCTATAAAGATTATAAAAAAGCTTATGGAATAATAGACTTTACGGACATGTTAGCCATGACTTTGGCGCCTGACATAATTCTTCCTAATTATGAGATTTTATTTGTGGATGAATGCCAAGATTTAAATCCATTAATGTGGAGAGTTTTAGATAAAATGTTCGAGTTGAAAGGAAACAAACAAATCTACTTGGCGGGGGACGATGATCAGTCCATCTATGGTTTTAACTGCGCTGATCCGGATACATTTCTTTTCAGGAAATGTGATAAAAAAATAAGCTTGAAAAAATCATACAGATTACCCAAGAGAATAAAAGATTTTTCCCAACGCATAATAAAAGAAATTAGTTCCAAGTTTAGAGAAGAAAAAGAATTCTCCCCTAAAACCAAGATTGTAAATGGTGAGGATACAGGAGAAATAGTACAAGGAGAGATAATAGATGTTTTTGATTTAGACGAAATTCAAAAGGATTTTTCAAAAGAAGATTGGATTATGTGTGCAAGAACAGGGGCCTGGACATTTAATTTTAAAAAAGAATTAGTGAAAAAAAACATACTTTGGAAAAGTAAAGGTAGCGTAGGTATAAAAAGAGATTTTAATTATTCAATTAAGGATAGAGTCGTAAATACTTTAAATACTTGGTCTAATTTAAAACAAGGTTATAAAGTAAACGGTAGAGAAATTTGTGATCTTATTCAGCTAATAAGTGCAAAATTTTTAAATATTATAAAGAAAGAACACATAAAAGAGAAGAGCAATCTTTTCTTATCAGATCTTTCTTATGACAGGAATGATTTATTAATTAAAAATGTTTTTAAAAAAGGTTTTAGTTTTGATAAAGATTGGTTCAATTTTATATTTTTTAAACAAAAACACGTTTCCGAATCTTCGAAATATAGGAAAGGTACACTAACCCGTTTGTTTGAAGACGACGAAGACGTGCAAAAATATATCATAGAAGTTTGGAAAAAAGACTCTACTCTTAGAAAAACAAATATTACAGTGGGAACTATTCATTCGGTAAAAGGGAAAGAAGCCACAAATGTTGTTGTATGCGACGTCTGGAGCTCTCTTTGTATGAACAACTATAGAAACTCAACTCCTTTTTTTAGGAGAGAAGAAATTAGATGTGCTTATGTGGCTGTGACTCGAAGTGGAAGAACTTTGTATATGTATAGGCCAGTATGTAACTCTAAGTATGAGGACCATTTTCCTCTTTTAGAAAGGGAAAAATATGACAGAACATGAGTCTTTTCAAAGAATGGAAAGAGAAGTTTATGGGAACTCCAGTTATCTTTTCGCAGGTGAAACAAACTTGGAACCTTGGGAAGAAGAGGAGGAAGATGAGTACGTACAATAAACAAATTGGAGGAAATCATTATCGCAAAATGAAAATTCAGCCGAGCAAGTTTGTAATTGAGAATAAATTGCTTTTCCCTGAAGGAAATGTTATTAAATATATCTGTAGACATCCTTATAAAGAAGGAAAGCAAGACTTACTAAAGGCAAAACATTTTATCGATATGATTATTGAAAGAGATTATAAATAATGCAATCCCCTTTATTCAAACCTCGAACTGAATGGGTCCAACCAAATGAATTTCCAGATCTAAGCGCTTACGATGAAATTGCTATCGACTTAGAAACTAAAGATACTAATCTTATTAAACTTGGACCAGGAATGTTTAGAGGAGATGGAGAAATTGTAGGAATTTCCGTAGCTGTAAAAGACTGGGTTGGCTACTATCCAATCGCTCATGAAGGTGGGGGAAATATGGATAAAAAACAAGTACTTAGATGGCTGAAAGATGTCCTCAAGACTTCAGCTAAAAAAATATTTCACAATGCCATGTATGATGTGGGCTGGCTACGAACTTTAAATCTTAAGATTGAAGGACAAATTATCGATACGATGATTACGACTTCCTTGGTTGATGAGAACAGAAGAGGTTATGATTTAAATTCTGTGTGTCGAGATTACACAGGGATAGGAAAAAATGAATACGCTTTACAAGAAGCCGCTCAAGCCTGGGGGCTCGATCCTAAATCAGAAATGTACAAGCTCCCTGCAATGTATGTCGGGGAATATGCAGAGAAGGATGCAGAGATTACACTTGCCCTATGGCAAGAACTTAAAAAAGAAATTATTAGTCAAGATTTAACAAACATTTTAAACCTTGAAATAGAACTCTTCCCTTGTCTAATGGCTATGAAAGAACGAGGAGTAAAGGTAGATCTGGATCACGCTCATAAAGTTGAAAAAAGTTTAAAAATTAGAGAAGATCAGTTATTAAAAGATATTAAAATTGAAACAGGTTTTGCACCTGATCTCTGGGCTGCGCGCAGTATCGCGAAGATCTTAGACCATTTAAAACTAAAGTATCCTCGAACTGAAAAATCTGGGGCACCTTCCTTCACAAAGAAATATTTTGAAAAACAGAAACATCCCGTCGTTAAATTAATTCACAACGCACGAGTCGCCAATAAAGATCGTACTACTTTTATTCAAAGTATTTACCGTTATATCCATAAAGGAAAAATCCATGCTGATATAAATCAATTACGTTCTGAATACGGAGGAACCGTAACAGGAAGACTTTCTTACAGGCACCCTAATCTCCAACAACTTCCTGGTAAGGGAGACAGGGGAAATCAATTAAGATCTATTTTTGTTCCTAATTCTAAGGAAGAAGAGTGGGGGTGTTTTGATTATTCACAACAAGAACCCAGACTCGTTGTGCACTATGCCTCACTCTCGAACTTAATGGGAGTCGATAAATTTGTTACGGATTATAGAGAAAATAAAGATACAGACTTTCACGGAATTGTTTCCGATATGACTAACCTTCCTAGAGAGCAGGCTAAAACAATTAACCTAGCAAAATTTTACGGCATGGGTAAAGTTAAAATGGCTGACAGTTTAAAAGTGACCCCAGAGGAAGCAGGAGAAATTATTAAACAATATGATAAACGAGTTCCTTTTGTTAAACAATTAACTTACAAAGTGTCCGACAGAGCTCAGGAACTAGGACGCATCAAGACTATACTCGGTAGAGCATGCCGTTTTCCATTGTGGGAACCAGCGTCTTACGGTCTTCATACGCCCCTGCCTCATAAGCAAGCGCTCGCGGAACACGGACCAGGGATCAAAAGAGCTTTCACTTATAAAGCTCTCAATAAATTAATACAAGGATCCGCCGCAG